TGAGCAAAACTATGACTTGACCAATTACGCCCATCAGATGCGAGATCGTATTCAGAAGTGGATTGGATTGCCAGTCTGTGTGGGGATCGGACGTAGCAAGACACAAGCAAAAATTGCGAACCACATGGCGAAAAAAGGTAAACGATTTGGCGGGGTTTGTAACTTAGTCAGTATGGAGCCAAAACACCGGGATTACTTTTTTTCAATTATCGATGTATCTGAAGTATGGGGCGTTGGTCGAAAGCACACAAAAAAGCTGCAAAGTATGGGCATTAATACTGTTTATGATCTGACGTGCAGCAGTCCGCAGGAAATGAAGAAAACTTTTTCAATCGTCATGGCCAGAACGGTGTCAGAACTGCAAGGCACATCATGCATCGATATCGAACATAGTCCAGAGTCAAAAAAACAGATCGTTGCAAGCCGTTCATTCGGAAATAAAGTGACTGAACTTGATGATTTAAAAGAAGCAATCAGCATGTATGCACAAGATGCATGCTCAAGATTGAGATCAGAAAAATTGTTGTGTGGCTGCATACTCGCTTTTGTACAATCAAATCCGTTCGACCCGAACGTGTCGTTCTATAATAAATCGGTGAGCTATACGCTTCCAGAAGCGACTGACAGCGCGTTAGATTTAGTACAGGCTGCTACGGTGATGGTTAGCCATATATTTAAAGAAGGTATCAAATACAAGAAATGTGGGGTGATTCTGACATGTTTAGAGCCTAAAGCTGGACACACTTATGATTTGCTCACAGACATGAACGAGATTGCGAAAAAAGAAAAGCTGATGAATGCGCTAGAAAGCGTGCATGAGAGGTTTGGGAAGAAAAAGCTCGGCGTGGGACCATGCTTCTTGCCCAATCGTGACTGGTCGATGAGTCGAGATAAATTGAGTAGAAATCCCTTCCGCTGGGATGATTTATTAGTTATAAATCAATAAGCTCAATAATTAGATAAATTTTATGCGTTTCAATAAAGACAATGTAATCAATGCATTTTGTATATTTGCAATGGTCGCAACAACATGTGTGATTCTAGTTTTAGTCCTTAAACTTTTTTTTGGTCAAAAAATTGATATTGGATTTGTAAAAGATATTTTTTCAATTGGTTCGACTTTAGCTGCTGCATTGATAGCAGTGGCACTATTTAGTGATTGGAAAGATCATGCTAAACATGACCTATCAAAACAAAATATTGAGGATATATTAAAAGTTTTATCAATTTCAAAAAGAAACTTGCGCACTGTTATTACAACTTTGAGGGATACTTATAATATTGAAAATTATGCAATATACAAAGAAAGATATAAAAATTTAGATTTTACTGATAACTCAAATGCTTTAACAGAATTAGATTACAGATTTAAAATTTTAGATGACATCTATAGGAATAAATTCAATTTTTTCAATGAATTTGCCGATATTGATAGAATTTTTTACTATTTAAATCAAACATTTATGGAGTTATCAAAAAGTTATAATGACTATTATGAAATATTAAATGATGAGTTAAGAAAATTACCCCCATCTAGACTTTTAACTTGGAATTATGATCATGAAATAAGAGATTATGAAACCATAGGTATAGATAAAGAGAAATTAAAATTTGAAATTAATAAAGTATTAAAAATTTCCTCTAGTAGAGTAGGATTTACTGTATATAAGGATCCAAAAGAGGATTATTCTTATGATAATCCCGAATCAATGATAGATGACTGTATCAAACGTATTGAATCAATTGAAAAAATATTAATCTCAGAAATTCTACCCAAAGAGTGAAAGCCCTCCTTAGAGGGCCTACTCTTTAATTATCTTTCGCTGCATAAATCAAGTTATCAGCTACTCGAATTGTCCAGCCCTTACCATACTTCGGCCAAGTCGGTAGGCTCGCATAGAACTTAAGCCGTTCAGCAGTGAGTGTAAGAAGCACGTCGTTCAGATCAAACTCGTTAACTTTTGCTTTAGTCGCTGGCCCAAGCTTGCCATCGACTTGTGAACCTGTGAAGCCTACTGCTTGCTGTAGCTCTTTGATTGCACGATCTTTACCTGCATTGATTGCGAAATCCCATAGCTGGAATACGATTGCAGAATGAAGACCATCTGCGCCGAGCTTGTCCCACCAATTTTTTTTATAGATTGCTTTGGCCTGCTCGAGCGTTAAGTTTTTTATGTCTAGGTTTGGGTATGTATTTGCAGCAAGTCCGTACTTTGTACCCTTAAGTGTACCGACTCTGATCTTGCCTCCAGTCCAGTTCCCCGGATCATCAGGATCGTTTGAATAACCCCCTTCATGTCCGATTAAGCGCTCAAATGCCTGATCAAAACCAATTGCATTTTGCGGCAATGCAGCGAAGCCTAAAATGTTGTTTTGATGCAGTTCAGGCTGTTTCTTCAGACGAGCCAGCACCATTGCCACACCGACGATGCACCCGACAATTGATTGCCACTCATTTGGAATCATGTTTTTAATATCTTGAGGAATGACATTCCAGACATTTAAAAACTGATCTGAGAATAAAATGAGGGCGTAAAAAAAGGCGCTTATTGCGCCGATCTGTACTGATTTAAACTTAAAAGCTTGTTGCCAGTTATCAATTAATTTCATTGCTTATTCTTCCAGTTTTGAATTAAATCTGCGACGAAGTGTGTACCCATAAAACCAACTGTACTTGCTGCTCCAACAGCAACTGTTTGCGGGATGTTCAACCATTCAAGTAAAGACCAAACACCCACTGCAATTAGTCCGCACATAACTGCTTCAAGCCAGTCGATTTTTCCTTTCTTTGCTGTTCTAAGTGCTGCCATAATGAATGCCATTAAAAAGCTGAAGATTGCTATACCAAGCGGTTTTAAAAACTCGCAAAGCCATTCGAGAAATGCCACTTTCACCCCCAATTTTTGGCAATAAAAAAGCCCCTTTCGGGGCAAATCTTTTTTAAACCATCTTCGTTTCAGACAATGGCTTCGGGCGCTCAGCTTCATACTGCTCTTCTGAAATGAACTCGACGTTGTGAATCGTATTCAATTCATTTGATTCGTGCAGTTCACCGTACATCAAAATTGCACCCGAAGTTTTGTTTGTAACTTTGAAGTACTGACCATCTGCTTTTGTATATGTTTTAGCGCTCATTAAACTAACCCTCCATCGACAATTGTCCAACCCGCACCGATCAGGCCGCTCACCGCAGCTTGGCTCGCTGCTGATCGTTTTGCAACAGCGCTTACAACACGCGGGCTTGTACCGTTTGCCCAAGCCGCTTGTCGTGTTGTGCCGACGTCGAGCCACAGTGCATTTAAATATTTGTCATAGTTTTCTGTCGACCAATTTTGAGCTTCTGACACACCAACAATATTCGCATTCACATTGAATTTAGCCGGCCAAGCCGATAAATCTTGATTAAATGCGGGTGCACCAGTCAAAAACCCCTCAAAATTAAGCACATTTTTGATATTAAAATGCGATATTGGCTGGTTAAAAGACGTAGCTAAAAAGAAGAAGTAAGACATCGTCGTTGCGCTACTAAAATCAACAGCGATTGTGCTGTTAAACTTGGCATTTCCAGAAAACAACCCGCTTACATTCCATAATTTGGGTGCACTAAACTTAACAGGGCTGTTAAGAGCTGAACTCGCAAACAAATATTGTGCTTCTTCAAGAAGCGGTAAAGTACCAAAATCAATTATTTGATTAAATGACCGAGCACCTTCCAGCATATTTGAGATTCTAACGGCTTTTCTAAAATCTAAATTAGAAATACTTTGATTAAAGCTCTCTGCATCTCTGCACATCGCAGTAAAATCAGAACACTCGGAAGTGTCTATATTGATTTTCGAGTTAAAAGAAATAGCTCGATCAAGAAGACCTGCAACTGAAAGAGGTTTAGCATTCCTAATCGTGATGTTTTTATTAAACTTAGATGCTCCTCTTAAAAAATCAGTCAAACTGTTTAGTTTTGGTGCATTCCATTTTATTTCACGATTAAAGTCACGATTATTATAAAAAACAGCGGCTGCTTGAGTGACTTCAGAAAGATTCCAAAAATCTACACGCTGATTAAAGCCTCCGACATTCATTAAAAGACCAGCGATGCTTGTTGCATTTTCTGTATGAAGACCCAAAGAGTAATCGACATATGCACCAAAAAAAGCAGAGCCATCAGATGGCGTAAAGCCCATTATTCCTGCTGTATCATTCCAAGACAAATACGCATAATCACGACCTTCATCTAAAGTCATTATGATTTCTTGAGCAGGGTTTAAAAACACCTCCGTGACTGGTGTTAGAACATTATTCGATGGGCATGTTAGTGTTGCACCAGTCGCTTTAAACGTTCTAGCAACATCTGAGCGAAATTTAAAGATATACCCACCATCTACATCATCATTCTTCAGCACTCGAACATTGCTAATGTAGCCTTTCGGCGGGAATACATTGATCGATTGATCAACCGCATTTGTTGATTTAAACACTGTGCAAGACATGTTAGTCTCCTATTTATTGTATTGATAAAGATTATCTAAGTAGATAAGTCGCTGTTTTGTCCAATTCGCAATCTGAAAAATACTTGAAAAATATTGAGATGGTGAGTCTGGCCATCTCTCTCTTTCAAGCAAAACCAAATCGTACGGAAACTTTGATGCAAGTTCGTAGCAAGTGTTATAGATAAACGACTCATCAAATATTTTTAAATCTCTCAACTCTTTGTATCTGGCTCTCATTTCATTTGCATAAGTGTTCTTAACTTTATTCCAAAAATCAGCAGTTGCTGATGGCAAGTCATCTTTAGTCAGAACTGCTGTTGCGGGTATCGTTCCTGTTCCAGAGAAATTTGAACCGAATGTCGAATCCAAGTCGTATGGCATAAAGTAGAACTGTGTTCCATTCCAGCTCACAAATTGAAAGTTTTTACCCAGACCGTCATAGTTATATGTCAGATCTGAAAAGAGCCAGTAATCAATCACATTTGTTTGATTCAAAAACTTAGATGCATTTTCAGAAAAAGAGGACTGTTCTGAAGATGCAAAAACATCCCACGCCCTCAAGCAATCAATCGTCACTTGAGTGACCGCTTTTGGAGATTTAAATTCATACACACTGGCACTACTTGAGCTTAACTTTGTTAAATCCGCTTGCCCCATTCCCCAATCAATTTGAATATTTTTAGGGTTTTTTCGATTCAAATTGTAATTAAAGTATTTCTTACCAATGCACAGATTTCCAATGCCATAGAATTTATCGTTAATATAAAGGAGCGCTGAATAACCAACGACATGACCTGTTGCGTTGGTAGGCACTGCATCTACACCCGATTTACCGAGAAAAACCTGGTCGACTTCTCGCTTGTAGAGAGTATTTCTACTTTGCACCATGGCTTCCCAAAAGTTATTTGCACCAACATTTCGAACATTGGAAAAATCAACATAATTCGATTTAAACACCCATTCATCATGTGCTGGTACTGAGCCAATTTGCATTTTTAGAGCGTTACTTAATTTTTGGTCGCTGTATAGCGCCAGTGTCCAGTTCTTTTTCGGATAAGCTGCACTACTGGAACCTTGAACCTCTAGTGCTGTGTAGCATGCAATAGTCTCACCATCGATGTGTAATTCAGCTTTTGCTGAAACTTGGGCTCCTTTTGATTCCGGTAAGTAATCAACATCGGTCAGATAAATTTGAACAACAGAATCGGGGGCTTTCACTGCGATTTGCTTGAGTGCTGTCACAGTTTTCGCCTTGTTTTTAAACTTCTTCAGCTCATTGATTTCATTTAAAACATCGACACCGTTGAAGACCCAATTACTGAACTTGTCGACGTAGCCGAGCAAGTTATTTTCAGCATCTTCAAATCGAATCAGTTGAGTGTCATCTGACTGCTTTGTTAGCTTTTTCAAATACTCAAGTGCATCAACAGCATTGTGAAGCCCGTCGATCTGACCAGAGCGTAACATTCCAGATTTCGTCAAACGTAGAACGATATTTCCGTCGCTATCGTCAAACGTATATAAATCACTTGAATCACTTGTTGCAAGCAGCTTTAACAATACGCTGATATTGTTCAGATTCAGTTCATCGACAAACTTTTGTAGTTCTTTGATGTCTTCTTGATTTGTGAGCAATATTGAACGCTTCTTATCTTCATCATACGAGACGAGCTGGCCCTTTTTATTCAGCACAAGTACGACATTTCCTGCGTTGTCTTTCCACTCGTAGAGATTTTCAGAGTCTTCAGAAGTGATGAATTGATTTAGTAGCGCATTCACGAGCTCAACAACATCGCCTTCCGCTTTTGTTAAATTTGTGCCATCCCAAACATATAATCCTGAGTTTTCTCCCTGAGCAATACGTACAGTGGTATTGCTTGGAATATTCACTTTATCTGCTTCAAACAATGCGTAATTTGCATAAGAGCGTTGCCCGCTTTGCTGCAAAATTTTCATCATTTTAGCAAGTGTCGGATATACACGGCCCAAACGACTCATAACATCGCTAAACTCATCACCGCTTGTCACTTGCTCAAGGGTATCCGCATCTTTTTGAGCGTCAATCAACTCTTGCTTTGTGATAATTGAATCAGCCATCGGCTTTCTCCAGACATAAAAAAAGCGACTTATTCAGTCGCTTTGGATTTCTAAAATTCAGTTAAATAAAGTCATGATCACGTTCATAAAAACGTGCGTCATAGTTCGATGCTTTCAATGTATTCGTCATTTGCGTTTGCGGTGTCAGTTCTTCAAGCATGAAGGCTTGTTTCTCACGCTCATCTGCTTTGACTAGCGAATACAGCGTTTTGACATATCGGTCTGAATCTACAACAAGTGGTAGCAACGGTGCCCGTGCAAGCGTCATTGAATAGTCATCTGGCCCAGCGCTGCACTGAATCATCTCGACCGAAGCATCTGGCAATTGAAAGTAAGCGTAATACACAAAGCCTGTTTCAAAATTGCATGGCTGCGATGTATGTACAGTCAATCCGTCTACCGCATCCACTTCCCCGTCTTGTGTGCTTACCAGCGTATTATCTGCAACAAGAATACGATCATTTCGAATCAGTAGCTCAGACTCGTCGAGCGCTTCAAACTCACACGATACATACTTGTATTTCAGCTTGTTCCACTCGCGCCATGCACGCACTTTGGCTTGCGCTTCATTACGAATGCCCGATGATGTAATCTTGAGCGGATTTTTAAGCGTAATGCCCTCGGGCACAGTGTACTTGATTCGCGCATCATCTTCATCAGATGTGTATTCAAGCTCTACCCCGTCATAGTCTTTCTGAACCCCGAATGTGTAAGTCCGTTTTTCAGTGTTCGGCACTTTGTTTCGATGATTAAACAGCAAAACAGAGTTATCCTGTGGCTGCTCAAACTTCAAGCGCAACAAACTACCGAAGCGATACGGCTCACAAAATGCAGAACTGGCAATCATTCCGGCGATTTCTTCAAAGCTGAGATTGTCATCATCAATCGTGTAGTTGAACTCACTCATGATGCTTGAGCCGAAGTATGTGTTCACTTTCTCAATTTCAGCATTGATCCGTGCAATGTCGATTTCATTCTCAGATCGACGTCCCACATGGTCATCAAGCGCATTGTAAATCAGCGCTTGAGCTGCTGAACGTGTAACTTGTAAAGCGCCAGTACCATCAAGTGGTAACTTGCGATTCACAAGACAATTCAACTTGCGCTCTTTCAGTGACAATGCACCATCGGTGGCCACTGTACGCGAACGGATCACAGTTACATTGCCGTAGTTAGACACGTTTGAATCAGACATACCATAGACGGTCTTGATTTTGCATGTGTCCTGAGTTTTGCCTGTCTGCGTACCAGTGGTCCGGCTTAAACGGAAACGAAACGAACCCTGAACGGGCAAATCCACATATACAGTACGCCCAAATTGTGACTTGTTATTTGCACGTATGTCTTGATTAATCGTTGTGATTGCTCCCACAGGATCACCATCACTGTTAATCGATTGAATCTCAATCACAACAGTGATGCCCTCTTCCCATACCCCGCCTTTTGAGTCCTGGTAAAACAGGCCATTTGGAAAAAAAAAGTTAAAAACCGCTTGCTCTGCTTCTGGCATATCGAAGTTAAACCAGCCAACATACTTCGAACTCACCTGATCAAAACGGACAAGTACGCTCTGGCCTGCAGTTGATTGACCCGGTAAAGTCAGCAACTTATCCCATTCGTCATTTATCGCACTTGGATTTACAAGCGCAATCGTATTTGCTGTGACAGAGTTGATTGTGTATGTATCATCAAGCGAGATGCTATTCGAGTTTTTGTTTAAGACTGCACCTGCGGTAATGGTGTAGTCGTCATTCACAAAATCCCAGTTTGCATTGACTAGCTCTGGATTAGACAGCACGATTTCATAATGAAAGCCACCAGATATGACAGTTTTAGTCACACCTGAAACGATAAACTGACCTGAAACGTCACGTGTATTGGTCTCTGAAACAGGCGGTGTGCCAGCAGTAGTGACGATATCAACTAATGCACCTGTCAACAGTAAACCTTTAAACAAATTAGGATTATCAATATTGGTTGTCGATTCAATGATCACTGTTTTTGATTCAGTAATAAGTATCTGACCTGTCAAATTGACATCCGCAATGCCGTAAACTGCACCGCTTAACCCAACTCGATCAAGACTGCTAAAGTACTGCGTAAAATCCAAACCGGTCGACTTAATCAGGTTAGGACTTTCAAACCAAACATTTGATGATTCTAAAACTGCATTATTCGGACGTTCAATCGTCTGGCCGTTGATTGAATCTGATTTTTTTACATATTTTGGAAATTCTGTAAATTGATCACCAACCCTATAAATTGGTTCGCCTACAATGCTAGTGAATGGATCATATACAGATACAGACGTACCCGCGATATTTGCAACGTCTGTATCACCATCGCGCATGTCTAGAATTTGATAATAGCCACGGCCGATGCACATCAAACACTCTTCAATTTCAATGCCATCCACATAGATCGAGTAAGCCTGAGCAATCAAATCCGGGTATGCACGCACACGCCCGAAGATGTCTGGAATGCGGCCATTTAAACGAGCTTGATTCGTTCGGTTTGCTAATTCATTATTTGATGAACCAGAAGTTGCAGCAGCAGGCTTTGGCATTGTCAAAATTGAATAGACGCTGTAAGCCGCCATGATTGCAACAACAGCATAATATACATACCAGAACCAGCTCGGATAAATCACAACATAAAATTGACCATCCAAATTTTTAAGCGTTTCGATTTCCTGCGTATTTTCTGGTGTGACATCTCGTGATTGGGCAATGTCATTATGATAAATCCGTGCATTTTTTGGGAAGCTTGGTGCAAACTGCTCATGTAGATATTGCAGTACGTCTTCTACGTCTGCCTCGGCCCAAGTCGACTTATTATAAACGTCGGGTACGATAATGACTTTTTTCAAACTCATAGATAAAACCTCGTTTCCCGAAAATTAATTGAAATCAGTTCAAGTAGTAGAAATTGCACACCACGTCCAGATAAGTGCAAAAGTTTGTCGCAATAAAAAAGCCCGACGTGTGTCGAGCTTCGCGGGCCATTTGTGAAAAAGACAATACAGGGTGAAATCGGCTCATCGATACGCTGAAAGTCACCAGAGCCGTTTAAGAATTCATGCAAACGACTCGATAGATTTTCACCTGTAATCGATTGCCATGCTTCACAAAGAAATTCATTGCATGTGTACTCAGGTGTCCAGATTCGATCTAAAAGATGATCTATAGACATTTGATCACCTCAACCTAAACAATGATGTAATTGCTAAGTACAGAACGTAATTTTCTTAAAATGACCGAGTAATCTTCATAGTTAGAAAAATATTTTTTCCTAACTTCATTCATTGGTGCATTTTCTGAAATTTTAATTTCAACATTTAATACTATGAAATTAATCAAGTCACGATGCTGATCATTAAGTTCTTGCAGTTCATGATTACCAATTAATTTTGCTAACAGTCGAATCTGATCATAAACACAATTCGACTTAATGCCTAAGTCTTGTTTTAAATCTAAATCCTTTTCTGTTAAGTCCGTTTGATGTTTAATACAACTTCTATACTTAAATGCAAGAATATTCTCATCATCCAAGGCTTTGTATATGTCGTTTGATAGTTGAGAAACCGTCACTCTGTTATATTGATTTTTCCAAGACAAAAATCCAATAATTGCAACTAAAGGGGTGAGCACATAAGACGTTGTTGAAACAATTACATTAACTTCTGTATTTTTAAAAGCACAGATCAAAGAAAAATTATTGCATACAACGAATGATTGAAATATAAAACAGAATGCCAAAACTACGACATAAGCCAATAAATACAAACCAACATATTTATTTATATCTTTCATTTTTTTAGATCCAAATAAGTTGAACATTAAATCATGCCTCGCAACAATGGGAAACGCTCTAGACTATATGTTTCACCAGTCTTAACAGAATTAAGCTCAGGCGCTTTAGCATCAAATGTGCAGTTTCCCGTTCCATCTTTTGAGAGCGATGCGACTTCGAGTGTTTGTAGCTCCACCATTGGGGATGACAAATCATCATCACGGTACAATCGCCACTTAACTTGTGGCCTCTGGTTCCAGTTGTCGCCAAGTCGTGCAGATATAACCGCTTCAATCAATTCATCCTCAACATCACCAATTGTAAGTGCGAGCTTTTGATCAAGATCGTTTGTGACAGTAGAGCGCTGAATCGACATGGGTTGATAGACATAATCAACATCTGGGCCACCGTCTGCATGCTTTACTGTCACACCGTTGGCATCGTTTTTGACATAGCGAAAAGGCTGCTCAAAATCAGGGTGAGAGATTTCAACACACTCAAGTGGAACAACACCGCTGCTCGAATTCAGAAAGAACGATGTGTAATCAGGCATCGAGATTCTCCAATGCGTCGGGCAAGTCTACATTGACCAGTTTTTCAAGTGGATTTGCAATGTCGTTAATGCTGTTATTCACAAGCATAACGATTGCATCATCAGCAGCTTCATTCACTTTCATAGGCTTTACAGAAAACTGAATTGAAACATTATAAATAAGGCCATTTTTCGAATTCAGTTTTACAGAGTCAGGCACAAACAAACATTCATAATCTTGCACTTCTGAATCATCTAAAAACATTTCGACTAAAAACGGCTTTGAAGGACTTCGCTGCCAAATTCGATAAAACGCTTGTACATACTGATAGCCTAGTTCATCAAATTTAAAAGCACAGCTCACACTGCTCCAATTATTTTTAGATGCTCGTCGGTTACGTTCTGCACCACCATCAAGCTTTTGCGAGATCACGCCAGAACTTGTTTCTCCTGTGTATCCAGCTTGAAGCGGTACATATTTGAATTTCAATAATTTAGACATCTATCGTCTCCGCTGTAGGTTAGTATTTTGTTGCATTGACTTTGAATACTTACTGTTTGGATCATTAATTGATTGTAGTAAATAGCTTTCAACTTCATCAATCGTCACATAAGTTTTTCCATCATCACGCTGTTCTGCTTTTACTTGCATTGGCGTATTGTTATAAATCACGACACCACCATTACCACTAGATTTACCACTATTTGCCAAATAATTAGTTAAATCTTGGTTTTGACGTGGTGACAATACACGTTCACCACGATCAAGTAGATATGTACTTTCTGAAGGTACATAATCCAAACCACCGTGAGCAATTCCTGTGATTGCCTGTGCTGCAATCATTGCAGCTTGAGCATAACCAAAACCCAAAATTGCAGTAGCGGCAGGAATTTTACCAACAAATGGCAATGTTATATCTGCCGTAGTTTGAACTGCTGCTAAATGTGCTGCAACTAATGTGGCACCAATAGAAAATGCTTGTTGCATTAAAAACATGGCTTTATATGATGCAGATTGTTCACCATTTGCATCTTTTACTGACTGAGTCATTTGCGACCAAGTTGTTTGAGCTTGGCCAAGCAAATTTCCCCACAAACCAAGCTGCTCTTGATGTTGAGATTTCAGTAAGTCCTGTTCATCTTTTGCATATTGCAAACCCAAAGCCTTTTTTGCTTCAAGATAATCACGATAAGCACCTTGTAATTGCTGATACTTTTCCTGATCAGTTAATAACTCACTGTTGTTAATAGCTTCTGCACTGCTATTTAAGCTATCGCCAAGTTGTGAATATCCATCTTGGTGCTGAGTATTTAATTTCCATGATGCTAACTGATTGCTTGATAGAGTTGCTTCAGCACTTGCATTTGTAGCAATTCCAAGCATTTGTGCGCGGGGATTATTCAACGCATCAAAAGCAAGCTGTCTTGATACAATAATTTCCTGATTTGCTTTAACCTCTTCTTTTACACGATCATCCTCATACTTCATCCACTCTTGAATTGACTTTGCATTTCGCTCAGCTTCACGCTGTAAAAGTAAATCACGTGTCGTTGGATCATTGGCAAAAGTTTGACGAATCTTATCTACATTTTGATTATGCAGATATTCAAGCTTTTCCCATGAATTAAAGTAGCTTTCGCGCAAATCTTGCTGATCTTCCAAAGACTTAGTAACAGCTTTAGTTTGATCTTCAATATACTTTTCAAAGTCTTTTGCATTTGAACCTTGAGCGCCATTCAAAGAAGCAATACGAGCTTTAAAATTTGTCCAGTATTCATTGTTTATCGGCCCAATTTTAGTACCGTTTGCAACATTACCTTCGCCAGCATGGTAGGCACGAATTGCTTTTTCTAAATCACCTTTAAATATCTTCAAAAGATATGAAATATACTTAGCGGCACCCTCAGCAGACTGCTGAACATTGTATGGATCTGCCACTTTATACTGTTTTGCTGTTGCAGGTAAAAACTGAAATGGGCCTGCTGCACCAGTTGATGCGTTGTATCCACGTGCATTACCACGGGACTCTTGCATCATAATTGCAGACAAAGTGCCATTGATTAGTCCAGTTTTTTGTTCAATTCCGGCAAAGTTATACTGTTTAGCAGCAGCCAACACTTTAGAATTCACAGCAAGAAGTTTTTGCTGTTTTTCCATTTCTTTAGTCTGGGCTTTACTGGATTCAGTAATGCTATCTTGAAGGTTTTTAACTTTTTGCTGAAGTGCAAATTGATCATCTGCAATTTTCTTTTGATCTGACGTTAAAATTTGAGAAAACGGAATTTTATTGTCTTCACGAAACTTCGTCATAAAAGTTGCATAATCAAGTGCATTCTGATTACTACCACTTGCTTTCACAGTATTGATAAAATACTGATTTTTCAAATTCTCCTTCGCAGCATTTTCCTGAAGTTCCTTTGTTTTTTGAAGCTGTATATTCTTTTGACGAATTGCCTCTGCTTCACTGTTATGTGCCTGCACCGCTTTAGGTGTAGTATCGACTAATGAATCACGTGCAGATTTAGCATTTGAATATGACACCTTACTTTGATCATAACTTGCTGAAAGTTGATTGATCTTGAGCTTTTGGTTATCAGTCAAAAAGTTAAGCTTTTCAATTGCGCTATTAAACTCATCAGACGACAATTTACCTTGGCTGTAAGCATTGTAAAGCTTTCGCACTGTTGCAATTTTATCGTCTGAAATTGGTATAGCATCAATAAACGCACTCAGATCCGAGCTTGCTACAGTATAAGAGACGCGTAACTCATCAACTTCTTTTTTCAACTCATGCAAGGCTGATTTTTGCTGAGCAATACTCAACTTTTCATATTTTGCTCTAAGCTCATCTACAGACTGACCTTGAATTGTTAATGATGAAGTTGTATCTGCCGAGTTATCTTTAAGCAATAGATAAGATGCAGCAACACCCGCAACAGTTAAGCCTAAACCTACAGGGCCACCCAAAATACCAAGTAAACTTCTACCCACGCCTACAGATGCATTTTGAACGGCATTCAAGCGGGCTTGAGCAACAGCTAATTCATTTGTTACAACAGTCTCTAATTTTCGAAGCTCTGCCATGCGAGTTACTGTAGCCATACGGCCTTGGGCAGATATCTGTGCTTTTAAGCGTTCAACTTCTAATGCTTTTTCAGCAGCTAAAAGCGTCAGAGTACTTTGAGCTTTAGCAATATCAGCCAAAGCTGCTACTTTTTCCATATTTGTAGCAGTAACCTGTACCGCAGTTTGCTCTAAAAGTTGTTTGGTTTTTGCATAACCCGCTATCACTGAGCTGTAAATAGCAGGTATATAAGTACCCGCATAAAAAGCAGCCCCTACCATAAGCACGTTTGTTGTTTTATCTAAGTTATCAGCAAGCGTACTGATACCATCTGCCAACACAATAGATGCACCAGAGCTTGTTGAAGCCTCACCAACAAACTTAATTAATTCATTGTTTAACTTGGTAAATGATTGAGAAATTGTAAAATCTGTTTTTGAAAATAAATCATCAATGTATGGTTTTGCTTTAGATAGAGATGCAACCAGAACATCACCCGTTAATTTACCATCAGCGGCCATAGCACGTAACTGACCAACGTTAACACCAAGGCCTTGTGCTATAGCTTTTAATAAGCCGGGTGCCTGTTCAGCTATAGAATTGAACTCTTCACCACGCAGTACGCCTGATGCCAAAGCCTGACCAAATTGAACCAATGCAGCATCTGCACTTGCGGCACTACCGCCAGAAATCGAAATTGCTTTTGAAACCGTCTCTGTTAATTCAGCAGTTTTACTTAAACTAATACCGAGTTTATCTGAATTATCTGCAAATCTTTGATAGATCATTGCAGAAGAATCCCATGTAGCTGCCGTTCTTTGTGCAATCAGGAATGTCGCTTGAGATGCTTGTGCAAGCTCATCCTGAGACTTAGTAACAAGCTTTAGTCTATTTTGTAATGAAACAAATTCATCTGATTTTGCAATTACTTGATTAAGAGATATTCCAGCAACTACAGATTTTACTGATGATGCAAGTAAACCATAAGTTTTTGCCATACCCGCTATTTGACGATCTTGACGTTCTAAAGTTCTAGAAAAATCATCAACTTGTGTTTGAGTTCTTTTGACTTCAGATTTAACACTATCATAACCTTTAGTCATAGTTTTGGCAGAGTTTTGAGCAATTTTTTCAGCACGTGACATACCAGACT